ACCTGAGGACCCGCGCCGGTGTACGAGGCCTCTTTTGCTTTATCTTTACGCTTTATGTCATTCAACCACATGCGCTCCTCAGCGCCTAATTACTTCAAATTTGAATTATAAACGTGGGGACTACGAATACCCACTCATAAAGATGTGGGATCCATTGTTGAATGACTTTCCCAAATCTCGGCATGGTTTCCGTTGCATGATTGCCATCAAATTCTTGCAAGCCTGTCAAGAAGATTATCCCAAGAATTCTTTGGGATTTGAATATTTGCGCAAACTAATTCAAAATTTGCGCTCCAAGGACCATGCCAAAGCGGAACTACGATACCGCCTTCTCAACTCCGCTATCAGCAGTACGTCGAAGGTTGAACTTCGACACCCCAATGGCACTACCTGCACCTGCATCCAATGCCCAAAGCACGGTACGGAGAAGGAGGTGGACGAATCGTCCGATGTGGAGGAAGCCACGTTTTTACCGATTGTATCGGTCTCCTGACGTTCCACGTGGTTGTGAAGGACCTTGTAAGGTCCAATCATTTGAGCAGCGACATGATATTGCTCATACTGGTAAAGTTATTTGTATTTCGGATGTTACCCGTGGCAATGGTATTACTCATCGCGTTGGTAAACGTTTCTGTATCAAGTCTGTGTATATTACGGGTAAGGTTTGGATGGACGAAAATATTAAGTCCAAGAATCACACCAACACTGTGATTTTTAAATTATGTCGTGACAGACGACCATTCGGAACACCGATGGATTTTGGTCAGGTGTTCAACATGTATGATAATGAACCCAGCACTGCAACAGTCAAAAACGATCTTCGTGATCGTTACCAAGTATTGCGAAGATTCAATGCCACTGTTACAGGTGGCCAATATGCTTGTAAGGAGCAAGCCATGGTTAACAAGTACTTCCGTGTTAACAATCATGTGGTGTATAACCACCAAGAAGCTGCGAAGTATGAGAACCATACGGAAAATGCATTATTATTGTATATGGCATGTACTCATGCCTCTAATCCAGTGTATGCAACATTGAAGATCAGGATCTACTTTTACGATTCAGTCGGAAATTAATAAAGCTTGTATTTTATATCATAGTCAAGATATACATTGTCCACTTGTTGAAATACATTATAAAATACATGGGAGCAACCACTCAGCAGAGTGTTTAAACTTAATACACCTAAATTATTTATATAAGTAAATAATTGCTTCTTAAAAATTGATAATATCATCCCAGAAGTCGCCCTGAAATAATGGAAGATTGTCAAGTTCAGGTAGCACTTGTGCATTTGCAGTGCTTTCCTCAGATTGTGGTTGAACTTGATTCTCATTCTGGTTACTATCATTCTCGATCCGGGTAGGATTGGGTAGTGTTCCAAAATCTCGAAATAAAGGGGATTGTTTATCTCCCAGGTATATACGCCATTCCTTAGTTGAGTTGCAGTGATGCTCTCCCCTGTGCGTGAATCCATAGTTTGCACACCTTATGTGCATGTAGTATGTGCACCCACAGCTAAGATCAATTCGTCTGCGTCGAATTGCTTTCCTCTTCGCGCACCTGTGTTGCGCCTTGATTGACGGAGGAGAAGAATGGTTCTTTGATGGTGTAGAATTCCGCATTCTTTAAAGCCCACAATTTGAGCGACGCATTTTGTTCCTCGTCGAGGAACTCTTTATATGACGATTTCGGTCCTTGATTACAGAGAAAGATGGTGGGGATACCACCTTTAATTTGTGTGGGCTTTCCGTATTTGACGTTACTTTGCCAGTCACGTTGTGCGCCCATGAATTCTTTGAAATGTTTCAAATAATGCGGATCGACGTCATCAATGACGTTATACCATGCATCGTTGGAATACACTTTCGGACTAAGGTCCAAATGGCCGCAAAGATAATTGTGCGGCCCTAATGCACGAGCCCATGTCGTCTTACCAGTACGACTATCTCCTTCAATGACTATACTAATAGGTCTCTCCGGCCGCGCAGCGGCATCCTTCACATTTCGTTCCGCCCATGACGAAATGTAACTGGGAACATTGTCGAAAGACTCAATTGAATAACGTGGCTGATAAACTGGAATCCCTTTGTCGAAAATTTTATCAAAATTTTTTGCAAGATTATGATAATATAAAACATAATCCTTCGGCGCTTTTTCTTTCAAAATAATGAGCGCCTCTGATGTGTTTCCTGCGTTGATTGCTTCGGCATAAGCGTCGTTTGCATTCTGCTTACCTCCTCGACTTGAACGTCCATCGATTTGAAATTCTCCATGATCAAGGACGTCTCCGTCTTTCTCCATGTATTTCTTAACATCCGAACTGCTCTTAGCTCCCTGAATGTTCGGATGGAAATGTGTTGCCCTGGTTTCGGCATGTAAGTCGAAGAACCGTTGGTTTCTACACTGGAACTTTCCTTCGAATTGAAGCAGAACATGTAAGTGAGGAACCCCATCTTCATGAAGCTCTCTGCAAATGCGAATAAACTTCTTGTTAACAGGAGTAGAGAGAGCTATTAGCTGTTCTAAGGCAGACTCTTTTGATAGACTACATCTGGGATATGTTAAGAAATAGTTCTTAGCGTTTATCTTAAAACGACTCGCATTTGCCATTTGCAACGTCGTTTTGCTATCGGGGTACACCGATTGCCTTATAGAGCCTGTTATTGGTGTATTAGAGTCCCATATATATGGTATCCCTTAAGCCCCCTCTCGGGTCCTCAGTATAATATT